AAGCGGGAAGTCCGAAGCGGAGAACGCTGGTTTTCACCCGGCTTGTAATCAACATTCTTGCCATTTCCATCAACAAGTTGAACAGAACCAGCCAGTTTCCTAGCGCCAGCCTTCAAACCACGGAAAATAGTTCCCGACGGTCGCTCCCAGATAGTTCCTTCCTGAACCAGACCATCACCATCAGCATCCCGTGCCCGTGGGTTGTAAGGAACAACCTTGGGAATCCGGCGGGCAAAGCGAGACAGACGCACGCCACGCATCCGACGGCGACCAAACACCTTGACTGCCATATCTTCATCAAGTTGGGCTAATACAAACCGGGCTGCCTTTAGATCAACTAGCGAATCTCTGCTCATACCATCGGTGTCGCTAATCCGAAGGTCTGCCAAACTCGGCTTTCCGAACTGATCGGAAAGATCCGGCCTCAACGCCAGATTCTTTTTCTCCACAGAAAACACTGCATACTGCTCACGGTTGAACCGTTGCTCACGCAGAGTTTTAGTTCCAGATTCTTTTGCAATGTTGTAAGGCTTGACGCCCGCCAGACGACGAGGAGCGCGAGGTGACAGAAACATGTGATGAATCCATCTTGAAACCACACGCTTCTGACCATCACTAGAAGTAACGACAACGCGCTCGTTCGGCTTTTTGACACCGTCAAACTTTGGTTTGATTTCCACAAACTCTGGAAATTCTTGAACGAACTTTTCAACATGGGCAAACGGATTGATGATGATGTCGGGATCCCTAGAAATAGACGCCCAGCGGGTACGCATCTTTGCTCCAACCCCAACCGGAATGTCCGTCTTGCGTTCCACCCGGACAGAACCCTGACCGAACGCATACTCAATAGCCTCAACACCCTTGCTCAATAGGCGTATCTCGTCTCCTGCGATTGCACCCTTCCCGATCTTTGAAGTCACATACACGGCACCCTTGATCGCGTCATGATCCTTCATCTTCACTAGTTCTTCTGGAGTCAGCGTGGGTTCATACACCACACCGTCACGCCGAACCAAACGAGTGGTTCCAACATTCTTGCCAACAAAATCAACAACATCATTTACAACAGACTCGCGGCGGGCAGGGCTACCTGCACGATTAGGACGAATCGCCGCTTCGCGTACAACGGCGAAAGGATCGCCCTTAGGCTTCTTGACAACCACATCACGAACCACATCTGGAACGTCCTCTGCCGTAATGCTTTCAAAACGACGAGTCATCTTGGAAACATCACCTGATGTGACCGCTCCCGGCCCCTTTGCCGGAACGTCAAACACCAAACCACCACAGTTGCTCAACTTGGGATCAGTGAACCTGCCACCGTTGATGTACCCCGTGGGACAACGCAGCGCCCCACCGCCAATAGACGGCCTAGCGCCACCACCACCAATGCCACCACTCGGTCCAATACCTCCACCGCCGGGGAACAAAGCCCCCCACAGGGCGGAGCGGATCGGACTGCGATATTTGCTCATATCGCCCGGTGTAAAATAAGAAGCGATACTTGAAAGCGTCCGCCCAAGGCGACCGTGACCACGGCCCTTTACCTCAATTGGTTGTTTAGTCCAGTCGAACGAACCCGGCATTGGAACCGATTGCAGACCCTGCACAAACCGTGCCGCCTTATAGGCGACAGCATTTTGATCCCCATCAATAGGACGAGTCGTGATACCTCCGTCCATGCGGGCCACTCGGCGGTACACCCTCCAACTTGCTATCTCCACCCCGTCTTCGCTTTTGCCACGACGGCGACGACGCTTGCCGGGGATAGCGCGACGGGCCACCCGGCCTGCTGCCCGCGCCGCCCCACCACCACCGTGATGGTTGCCTTCATTCGGCCACTTGCCAGTTGTTTCATGGTGCAACCACGCGCACAACGGTTGGAGCGGATACAACTCTGGATGATTCGCAAGAATGACAATGCACCGCCGAAAACCACCCGGCTTCCGCATAATCGGTCGCCAGAATTTGAGCAGGTGTTCCAACCCACCTCTACGCGGTCCATGACCACGCAAAATATCGCCGGTAATTCTCTCCTGCGGGATTACGTCGATTAAGTCCTGCGGCCCTTTGACCTCAAGAGGCTTATCACTCATAGCACTCCCTAAGGTGATTTACTTGTTCGATTTGCCCTTTTTCTTGGGGGTCTTCCCGTCCTTATACGCTTCATTCACATCAGGGGTGCTTTCGTCATCTTTAACGAAATGGCCCTTCGCTGTCCGCGCCCGTTCGCCCGTGGCCGCAGCCTCAGGAGCGGGAGCAGGAGCCTCTGGCTCTTCTCCCACATGCACAACCCGTCCCAAGTTGGGATCAAAATAACTTTTCTTGTCCATGACATTTACCTATTCTGTTGTCGATTCGTCAGAGTCAATTTCCAACATCTGAAGTTCCATCAAGGAAGCCATGAACTCATCTGTTTCTGCTTGCTTCGTTTCGACCCATTCAGAAGGAATGATGTCTGTTCGTTCCAATTCTTCTGCACGACGCTCAATATGAGACTTCGCCTCAACGTGCCTGTAGGCAGCCTTGACTGCAAGTTCAAGATCGTTGGCATCCACAATCGGGAAAGATCCATCTTCTAGCGCAGCGCCTTCCTCTACAAGACCCTGCAACGCCTCGCCTTCATAATTGGACTTGAGAGCCAACTCGGCTTCCAAAGCATCCTTTTCCCGACGCAGTTCGGTGAGGTCGTCCTGCTCATCATCGGTAAGTTCGATCATGTCGGTTCCAAGAACCTTCCCATCAATCGACACATAAACGTCATATGACTTGCCGTCTACACCGTCAATCTCAACGACGTAAGCGTCTTCGCCGTGGAACAAGTCAACATCCACTCCGTATGACTTTCCATTGACATACTTGAGAGCCGTCATTTCGGCTTCCTCAAATGAAACGATCAACGGGTTTGAAGCACCTTCGTCTTCAAGACTCTTTACGCTCAAGCCCTCGTCCAAGGCGATCCAACCCAATCGGGTTCCGTTGCCTGCGTAGTACGCCTCTTTGTAACCGTCTGCGGTCTTCAAATCCAGAACGAACATGTCGTCCTTAGGCGCATATCCGGAGTCAACAACCTCGCCACCAAACTCGGCTTCGGCAGAAACCTCAATCTCCAGCAATCCGGGCAAACCCTTCTCACTGGCACACCCACCGCGGCAGAAGTTACACACATCACCGCTTCGGATGGTCCGCTCAATGGCACACATGAAGTCAAAATTGCCTAGAGATTTGACGCCCATGCGCTCCAAACGCTTTTCCATACCATTGGTGTTTGCATCATCTTCTTTGCCAATCAGAACAGCCGTCGGGAGAGCAGGAACCATGTTCTTTTCGTCATCGTCCTCCTCTTCCTCAGCGTCCGGATCTTCGCCATTAGCCAATGCCATCAAGCGGGCCAGTCGGCCCTTACCCGGCTTGCCATAGCCCTTGAGATCGTCATCATCCTCTTCAGGAACAAACGGCGGACCGACAGCACCAGCACCAACAGGCGTCATCGGAGAAGTGTTAGGCACTGCCTCCGTTGGTACAGCCTGCATGGGTGAGATCGGACGACGGCGCAATTCTGGACCCTCTTCTTCGTGGTCCGGAACATGCGCCTTGGGATACTCGTCATCTTCGTCAGGAACCTCAACGACATAAGCCTTCATGTCGTCAGTGATCTGTTCCGGATCCATCTCAACAACGACAACCCGCTTTTTCGGACCCATCTCTTTGGCCTGTTCAACGCCACCCGGAGGCTTCAACAAGCCCTCGGCGTCATCCTCCTGATCGTCGTCATCGACCACGACCATGTCGTAAGGATGACCGGTGATGGTGGCAGCCTTGGTTCCATGCTCTTCACAATCCTCGTCGTCACAGTCCTCTTCGGGATGATCACCCGACTTGGTTTCCGTCAAAGAGGCTGCTACCTCTTCTAGAGCAGATAGTTCGTCCTCAAGAGTCTTCTCTTCAGGCTCCACTGCTTCTGTTTCTTTATCGTTTTTAGCCATTTTGGACTCCTATTGGGAAGGCTCGTTAACTAACCAGTCGATATGTAGCAAAGCCTTACCCATGATTCGGGCAACGCTCTTTTTTTCATTTTCGCCTTCAGGCATCAAGACCTCTACGGTCTTGTAACCCAAGGCAACAGATTCTGGGGTTGGACATTGAACTGGAACCCCAACTTTCACCAATGCCTCTACGACATCAGCAATCTCTTCTTCCGTAGCGCACTCAAACGGAATGGACTCCTCGTAATTTGAATAGGTGCCCGGAATCAAAACCTTTTGTTCAACAGGTTCTTTCCGCTCCAACGGACCCTCAGATGGCATTACCTCGTTACAAACACTCTGAAGAATTTCAATAGCGTTAGAGATTTTTTGAATGTTCCTAGAAGAAATCTTGCGACCAGCCTTGACCTCAACATCTTCCTCTAAGGACTTTTCTTCGTGGGTGCAGCCGCACGATCCGTCTACCTTTTCGCAGCCACATGCCGTTTCCTCCTTTTCGCAGCCACATGCCGTTTCCTCCAGCACGCGAACGAAAGTTTCCAAAACCGCAGCCTTGGGCTGAGCGAACAGAAACTCGGAACTGTCCTTGTTGTAGTGGTAACTCACAACCCACGCTTCGTCACCCTTAGTGACGGCAGCCTGCTCCGCGTCAAAGTCCCACAACTTGACATCTTCGTCATCGAAGGATCCCTTAACCGCCGTCTCAAGCAATGACGCAAATACGGTTACCTCTTCATCGACTTCATCGACCTTTTCTTCAACCTCATCCGCTGCCAAATTCTTGACGGTACACAACTCCCCCTCTGTGCCACACTCGGACGCCTCGTTGTCCTTCACGGACAGCGTGCCGGTCAACTGGTTTGCTCCATGGAGGACGGGCGAAACCTCGTACAGTTCCACCTCTTTCAGAACGTTTGCCTGATGAGTGGAGTCATAATCGGCATCAATTGTCTTGTAGCCGATGCTCCACTCCTGCTCATCGCCAAAAAAGGCAACATTGGCAAAGGCTTCCTTGCCACGCTGGGAGTTCAAATTGAACTGAACCCGTGCATACAGGCCACCTACTCCAGCATCGAACATCTTCTTCGGAAGCCGACTGTCCTTGGGCTTGACCTCTTCAATCGTCAACACTTTGCCGATTGGCTCATTCCAGTTATGTCCCCAAACCACACGCGGCTTGCGACGTTTCAATGAGCCACTGAACGCCCCCGGAATAATGATGTCGCCCACGGAATCCTTGTTCCCAATCGCGGCGACAAAACATTCAACAATGCCCTGTGCTTTGTCAATATTGACCTGACCAGCACGGGTTTTAAACTGAATATCTGTATCTTCTATAACAGTCAATGTAGGCATGGTGACTCCAGATAGATGAACTGTCCGGAGTATACAACCACACCATAATCTGAAATGGCAAGTTTACTAAAAGTAGTTTACTAAAACCCTTAATCCCCGAATTTTAACAAGCACCGACAATTGATTGTCAGGGACGGCGGAGCCAAAGGATCACCGGGGAACCTCAAAGTCACACCCTTTTTAAAACTATCCCCAATAGGAATGGTCTGACTTTCAATCACCGCATGACCAGTACGAACTTTGTCATCCTTGCGAGTCAACCAAGTCTTAGTAGCAGCCCCAGCACGGCGACCACCAAAATACAGACCAGCATTATACGCGCCGTTACTCTCAACCTCCGCAATCCGCTTCAAGCGTTTCGTCTGCAACGCAACAAATACTGCCGCCACAGAAGTCGCCAACAAAGCAACTTTTGCCGAAATCGGAGCCGAATCGTCATCGTCACCCAAAAGCATCATTGCCAACAAAATTGCTGCTGCAAGTTCCTTCTTTGTGGTTTCATTTGCTTTTTCGGTTCGCACCAACTGAGATTCAATATACTTTTGAATCTCTTCCTCTGAAGGATCCACCTTTTCATCAGATTCCTTCATCGCTGTAGCCGTTGCTTCCAGCATCGCCCCTTCAATAACCGGAGCCATGTCTTCCCGCAATTGCTTGTTCCAAGTATCAGCATCCCATATAGCGTCAACAGTGAGATCGCCACTGCCCAATAAGCGCTTGGCCTTGGCTCCGGAAATCTTCTCAGTGATTACTCGCTCTTGACGCTGAAAATAGCGTTCCAACGACCGGGCGAAAATGGCTTCCCAACGATCCACATCCTGTGCGGCTTTGTTTTCCCACTCGCCACCCAATTCAAAATGCTTAACTTCGATTCCTTCCGGTGTTCCCTCTTTCGGCATCGGGAACTCGCCAATAGGTAGTTCCGGTTCAGGAACACCCTCCGTGGGTGCGGGAATCGGGGGAGCGGCACCCGGCGGAGGAGCCTCGCCCGGAGGAGCCTCACCTTCAGGTGGCGGCATACCCTCAGCGCCCGGAGGCATCGGTCCGCCCGGACCTTGCGCTCCGCCCATCGCCTCTTCCTTGGTCATCGGCTCTTCGGTGTTTCCAATCGGAGCCAAGTTCGGGTTCGCCAACATCGAATCCGCCAGATAGGAATCGACCTTTTCTTTTCCAGTTTTATCCCGATACTCATTAGCGGTGATCAAACCCTGCTGATGCTCCGTCAAATAGAACCGATCACGTTCCTGCTTACCCATAGTCAAAATGGGCACCGTAGAAGTGTCAAACGTTACATAGTAGTTGTCATCCAAAACATCTAGTCCTCTAGACAACAGTTCCAGATGTGGGTCCATTGTCTCCGACCAGAACACACGCCCCTCTTCGGAGGCGTTGGCAAACGTCCTACCGGACGCGTTGCCGATTACGGATTCGGGGACTCCGAAGGAGGCGAGGATTTCTTCCTTCGTAATCTGTCTAAGAGCCTCATACGCCGCGTCACGCGGGGAGGCACCAGTATCGACAAAGTCCGCGCCGTCATCAGATGCAATAACTCCGATACCACCTGCTCTTGAGAGGCTTCCTCGGAATCGGGCTTGGAGTTCCTGTTTGTCGTCATCATCAATCTGCCCTCGCAAGACGAGCAGCCCACCGGGCCGACCGTCATTCAAAAGAAAGTTTCTATTATACAACTTTGCTAGTGTTTCAGTTTCTATCGCAATACCCGATGATTCCATTGGGGTCATAGACAGATACGGATCCAATGGATGTGGGCGACGGATCCAAATAACATTCTTCGGATTCAGATTTTGTTTCTTGCCGTTCGGCAACTCAACCTCAAACGCCGATACAAACTTCTTTTCGTGGGGGATCGGAGCCGTGTTCTGAGGAGGAAGCAAATGTAACGCCACCGGGTCACCGCCGCGGCCACGAACGATCTCAATAAACGCTCCACGGGTACTCATCAACAACTGAGCAGAAAGCCGATACCGAAAAGCGAAAGAGTTCTCGCCATCATTAGATTGCTGGTTCAGAATTTTCGTAACGCTCGCATTTTCATCTTCACGTTCCACCCGCTCCCCAAACGGAGAGTTGTCCCGAAGAAACATGATAGGCAATCGCGCCTGATTACTAGCGATAGCATCAATAGCACGATAGACCCAAGTGACTTTCGCTACTCCTTCGCGATAGGCTCTCTCAATGTCCCAACCGTCGGTGTAAGGTTTGCCTACAAGACCGGCGTTATAGGCAACCGGCGCTCCGATAGAAACAGCCTTTTTACCGTCAGGTTGGATTGCCTTATTGTTATTCCAAGCCATATTTATTCAGCACCTAACAGATAGCCGTATATGCCTAGCCCAAGTCCCCATGCCGTAATCCCCCAGCCGATGTGAAATTGACCCAGTCCTAAACCCAATAGTATTACAGACAACACCATGAACAGATGAGCAATATTAGAACGTCCCAAAGAAGCGATAATCTTTCTCACATTTATATCCTGTCACGTTCAGACAAAGGTTTCAAGGTATCATAACCCATCATGAAAGATTGGTCCGACATCTATGAGTTCCTTCAACCGAAGGAACCACATTTTTGCCCAGAAACCCCATCACTGACTCAAAAGACCTTTTTGCGCGCTGGGCACCTTGAAGGACTCTTTGGTGGAGCCGCTGGTGGCGGAAAATCCTCTGCACTTTTAATGGCTGCTCTCCAATACGTTGACGTTCCCGACTACTCCGCCATTCTTTTCCGACGCACATATGCCGACCTCGCACTTCCCGGCGCACTCATGGACAGATTTCTTTCGTGGGTTAAAGAGTACGACGAGATCAGGTGGAATGGCTCCACCTATGTAGCCACCTTTCCATCTGGTGCAAGAGTCACTTTCGGTTATCTAAACAATCAAAATGACTACCTTCGTTACAAGTCTTCAGAATTCCAGTTCATTGGAATGGACGAAGTAACTGAAATTCGTGAATTTGATTATCGTTACCTTTTCTCTCGGTTGCGTAAACCGAACTCTGGCGAACTCTCTAAAGTACCACTAAGAATGCGTGCAGCATCCAACCCTGCGCCTAACTGGGTAAGACAACGTTTCATCGAAGAGGGAGAAAAAAGTCCTGATCGAATCTTTGTTCCCAGTTTCCTAGACGACAACCCCGGCATCGACCCTGAGTCGTATCGGCGTGCCCTGCAAGAAATCGACCCCATCGAACGTCAACGATTGGAAAACGGCGACTGGTGGGCGGTGTCCTCAGGAAGCCTGTTCGACCGTGAAAACTTTGTCATCATGGAGCCAAGCGACCTTCCCGATTTCGTGGACCCTGAGTGGTGCCGCTTCTGGGATCTTGCTGCCACCGAACCATCCCATGTGAACCCGGACCCCGACTGGACCGTCGGTGTCCTTGGAGCATTCGACCAAGGGGTGTTCTACATCATCGACATCCAGAGGTGCAGGAAGAACGGAGCGGACATAGAAAAACTAATCGCACAGACTGCCCAACTGGACGGTCCTCATGTCGCCGTCCGGATGGAACAGGAGCCGGGGAGCAGCGGCAAAAACCTGATCGACCAATACGCCCGCTACGTCCTACCCGGCATCGACTTCATCGGTATTCGTTCCACGGGCGACAAAGTTACCCGTGCCAAACCTCTGTCTGCTGCGGTTGCCAACGGAAACGTCAGGCTTGTCAGAGGACCATACATTTCAGACTTCCTTGACGAAGTGGCAACCTTCCCAGAGGCGGCATGGCACGACGATCAGGTAGATGCCACCTCTTCTTGCTTCAACGAGGTGGCCGGTCTGGGTCATCGCCAGCGTGGCCGGGTGTCAATTATTATCTAGGGCTTGACATCTTCCAGCGACGGGGATATGTTCTGCCTTCCGGTTCCCCGGCGTCGCCTGACCAGCGTCGTTCGCCCGTTAGAGGGGCTTGGAATTTTCACGCCCAGTGGTAGGGCGCACTGACCTACACTTCATGGTGGAACTCGGCAGCAGTCAGCACCAGTACCAGAACGAAATCGGATGAAGTGCGGATGCCCGCTGACCGACCGCTTCTGTTCAAAGCGCAAGGTGCCATTTACGACAGTCCGACTGTGACCGGAGTAAATCTTGGCTCTCCGCTTGGAGGGCCAAGAACTCTCGCCCTCCTGCTCCCAGAGTAACGATTCTCTTACTTGTTAAGTATTACTACTTAAAAGGTACATTAGTAAAAACGCGAAAAATCGTTCGCCCACCCGCCGGTTGCGCTTGTCTCACCACTGTGCTATCTTGTTTTCAACTACTACTAGGAGAGGAACCCGTGGGGATCCAAGAGGAACTTTCGGAAATGCTAAACAAGTTGGACGACTCTGTCCACTTGGAGAAGACGACTGAAGACCCGGAACGAATTTACCGTTTGATGCATTTGGGGTTCATACTGTCTGAGGCAAAAAAAATTATCGCTTCTTTGCAGGAAGAGGCCAAGACAATCCTGTTGGATTCCGATTGGGATCGAAGCCCGTTTCACGCTCAACAGTTCAACATGGAAACCAAAACTGGTGCGCCGCGCAAAAAGTGGGACCATGACAAATTGGCGGAACTGGTCGCTCAACGAATTTCTGACACCGCTATCGACATGGACACTGGAGAGATAACCAAAACTCCCCGACAGATGATCAAGGAGTTGCTGCAATACGGAGCCGTCTCTTATTGGAGGGTGCAGGCTTTGCGTGATTTAGGAATTGATGCCGACGAGTATTGCGATGTCGGAGAACCGAATACGAACCTTATCTATAGGAGTAATGAGAATGGCTGAGAAGTCGCAAGCCGATCAACTAGCAGAACCGTTTGACGAGACACTTATTTATCAGCGCTCTCTTGGGGGGCGCAACTTTGACTACGTCGCCGTGGCGGAATACATCGCCCGGTTGAACAAGGTGCTTGGTACGGGCGGATGGAACTACGAAGTTCTTAAGTGCCATGTCCAGCCCGAATACAAAGAGCATGTGATTTCTCATGTTCGGGTTGTCGCTTCTGTCGATGGAGTAACTGCCGTTAAGGAAGCATATGGCGGAACCAAAATCAAGATGCTCAAGGGCGGCGGGGTGATGGATCTTGGAAACGATTTCAAGATTGCAACCAGCGATGCCTTCAAGAAGGCGTGTCAAGGTCTTGGCATTGCCTTGCATCTGGCACGAAGCGAAGAAGCCTTGACGTTGGAGTTGGAAGAGTCTTATCCAATAGAGGGAGATCATTGGCAGGTTTTTGCTGAAAATTTCCGATCTTTGGACGACGCCAAGAAAAACCTATTCCGTACATGGTTCGCTGAGAACGTTCCGGGTGAGAGTAAGCCCAACCGACACATGGATTCCGACCTGTTCGCCAAATGTCAAGTAGAGGTCATTCGACTGTCGTTGGATGCCGAATATGTAGAAGAGGAGGAAACCTACTGATGGGCATTGATCATCAACCTGACACCTTTACGCACAAGCAGATCATGGACGAGCGGCAAAAGGAATATGAGAAATACCTGTCAGAAAAGGAGGAGAAACGGAAGCGTGAGCAATGACACAATTGCCGCTGCCCACCCACTTATCGGCCTCCAGCATTACAACCTACGAGCAATGCCCTCTTCGGTTCAGATTTTCTCGCATAGATCGAATACCGGAACCCACCTCAGAGGCAATGATTTTGGGAACGTTCGTTCACGAAATTCTGGAAGGGTTCTATGCGCTGGATCCAGAAGATCGAACAGTTTCGGAGGCAAGGCGGATCGCTCGGGAACTATGGGAAAATAAGTTCATAGAAGAAACCAGTACGGTTCGGATCAAGAACCTAAATGACTTCCGCTGGCAGGCATGGTGGTGTGTCGAAAACGTTTTCGGCATGGAGAACCCGCCAGATGTCAAGATCCGTGGGATAGAGGACAAGTTCTCTGCTTCCATCAACGATGTTCCTCTCTTGGGGTTCATTGATCGTTGGACTGAGGAAGAGGACGGATCATTAACTGTTACGGACTATAAAAGCGGAAAAGTTTCTAAGCCTCAATACGAGGGTGATAAGATCTTTCAAATTGTTCTTTATGTAGAGATGCTTGAACGTTTGAATGATTTAGAAGTTAATAACGCTGAAATAATGTATGTGAAATTCAAAGAAAGAAAAAGGTATGCCCCTACACCCAAGCGACGAAAGACGGTTTTAAAACTAATTGATCAAACTTGGGAGGGAGTCATGGCCGGATGTGAAAGCGGCCATTTTTCTACGCAGACAGGCCCACTGTGCAATTGGTGCGCCTATAAAAATATTTGTCCAGCATGGAACTAAGGAATAAAACTAATGGATCAACAAGAATTCGACCGCATCGTCTCAGAAGATGTCAAAAACGTATTATCCTCTGAGAAGCAAGACTATCTTCGTCTTAACGAAAATCTAGAAAGATGGAAGAAGTCCCTTCTTAGGTTATTGGAAAACCTTGACGAACAGATTTCTGGACTGGGTCAAGACGAGGCCGTGGTTACGGAGAAACTTCCAACCTCTTTGGTTTCCTCATATAGAATAGAAACGGACGAGAAGAAAACCAAGATTGGTAGATTTCGTTTCTATGTCACTCAGAAACTTTCTGAGGCAGAGAGAATGATCGCCTTGGGTGAAAGCGGTCAAGAAGAAGACCTACGCCTTGCCAGTTTCTATCGAAACGCCATTCTAGAACATCGCTCTGTTATGCAGCAGTACGACTTTGAGCCAACACCCATAGATCATGCGTTGTGGAATTCCATTGACGGCGTGTGGAGTTTCGTGGACCTAGAAAAACAGTTGAGTCAGTGGAACTAAAAGTCGGGTTTGCTTCTGGCGACTGGTCTGGTTCGATCAACGAACCAGACGGCTCTCCCTGTATGGGGGGATCGGGTTGGATCCGCTTCGGCCAATATACAAAATACCTGACGATGCCCCACGTTATTGGTGTGCTTGTATTCAATAACGATTTGGGAATCTTTGGCGTAACAGATTGGAACAACAATCATCATTTTGATTGCAACGTTATTTATATGCAACGCTGGATGGTAAAAGGCATTCCAGAAAATATTAAGATAGCACAACAAAACGGTCAAACTATTGTAAACGATTTAGATGACTGGTATTGGGGTCTTCATGAACGTCATCAGGCTAAAACAAAAATTGACCCTAAAAACAATAAAGAACAAAATACAGCCATTTATGGAAATGTTCTTGCAGCATCAGACTTGGTAATTATTTCTACACCATTTCTATATGAACGAGCAAAAGATAAACTAAGAGTGTCGAACGTACAAATGTTAGAAAATCATGTTGATTTTAGTGCCTTCAAGCCACGACAACATAACGACGATGGAAAAACTATTATCGGATGGCACGGCTCCACAGGACACAGAAGTGGAGATTTGGAAGAAGTTAAACAAGTTTTTCCACAATTGCCTGAAGACCGATTTTCTTTCCACCATACGGGACACTACGGAGGTCATCCCACATTTTGGGAAGAGACTGGAATAACGCAAGATCGGGTCAGTTTGTATCCCATGGTGTCACCGACCATCATCGGCAAGATGCTTCCATTTGATATAGGTATTGCTCCCCTCAATGACATACCTTTCAACCATGCTAAATCGTGGATCAAACCACTTGAATACGCTGCGGCTGGCATTCCTTTTGTTATGTCCAAGTCTCCTGAATATATTCGGTTCAAAGAAGAATACGGGGTTGGCAGGACAGCCAAGAGATTCAGAGATTGGGTCAAACACTTTGAAGCCCTTTCTGATCCTGAAATCAGAAACGAAGAATCTGAAAAGAATCTGAAAGCATTAGAAGCCCTAGACGCGAGGTACGGCGCACTAAGATTGCAGAAGATCTTAGAAAGCGTGCGATGAATGAGCAACATCTATGGCAAGGGGGCAAAGGGCAAGGCGACCAAACTGCACGCCCTGATTGTCAGATCCCGTGGGAGATGTGAGAAGTGTGGATCTAAGCATGTTCTACAGTGCGCTCATATTATCTCTAGAAAATATTCATGGACCCGAACGGACTTGGATAATGCGTTCTGTTTGTGCGCCTCATGCCATCGGTTCTTCACCGACAACCCCGTGGAGTTTGGGATCTTCACAATCGACAAGATCGGTGACGACATGTTTGACGAACTTATTCTCAAACGAAACTCAATAGATAAGTTTGATTGGGAAGAAGAAGCGAAACGCTTGAATGCCATAGCGAAAGAAGAAGGACTGCTGTGAGAACATCCCCCATAGCCCTAGCCGACGTTGAAGACAACATCATCAGGCTGGTTGAAGACTTAGAGGAACACACCGAAGCCTTTGAAGTTCTTGCTGTGGATCACTCCAAAAAAGATGCTCGCTACAAGTCTTCTTGGGCTAAGGAATATCTCGCCGCAAACGGCTCCATCAAGGAGCGTGAGTCATGGGCCGATTACAAACTCTCCGATGAGAACTATGAAGTCAAGGTGGCAGATGCTCTCCTCAAAGCCAAGAAGGAGAAACTAAACTCTATTCGCACAGCGCTTGATTCTCTCAGGACGCTTGCGGCAAACGTGAGGGCGCAAACATGAACCATGGCGTAAGTCCAGACTTGGAAAATCTTCTTGTTCCGATAGAACAATTACAAACGCTTCCCAACAACCCACGCAAAGGAAACATTTCTTCTATTGCGGCTTCGTATAAAAAGTTCGGACAAGTCAAACCCATCGTGGCCGTGGATAACGAGGACGGCACGGGCACCGTCATTGCCGGGAATCACCAATTGGCGGCAGCCAAGCAATTGGGGTGGACCCACATGGCGGTGCTGTACGTTCCGTTCGACCACGACAAGGCCATAGCGTTTGCCTTGGCCGACAATCGAACCTCAGAGTTGGGAGAAGATAATCAGGAACTTCTCCACGACATGCTGATTTCGGTGGTGGAAGACATGCCGGATTTCTTTGAGGAACTTGGCTGGGATGATTTTGAGATTGCCACCATTTCAACCCCGGCTGCTGGAGCAGAATCTGCCGTGGAATCCAACGACGGATGGACCGCTCCGACCCTGATCGCTCCGCCTCCAACGGAAGCAGACGAAGAGACGATGAGGTCTTTAGTGACCCAAGGCGCTACAGCCACCGGTTCTGCTGGGGCCAAAACAGTGGTTCAATACACTTTGGTATTCAACGACGCTGAACAGCAGGCGGTGTGGTATTCGTTCCTAAGATATTTGAAGGCAAACCCAGCCTATGCAGGTTTAGCCACAACCTCAGAGCAAGTGACAGCCTTTTTAAATCGTCACATCAGTCCTGAAGGTTCGACATCAACTGAATAGTGCAGTTGAAAATCGTGGAGTCCTCTGACTCTTTGGTTTCTGTGATCTTCAAATCCAAGGACTCAAGAATCAGATCGACCATCTGTTCAAAATCTTCTTGAACCTCAGCCTCGTCTTCTTCACCAATTTCGACTAAATCCATACAGACCTGAATCAGATGTTCCCGAATAGTCAGAATGGAATCTGAATTACTCACGGTACTCCTCCCCTTGCGGTGGCGTGCCCACCACGCTACACTACGGGCTTCGGGCAATCAACCATTTTGTATTAGGAGAGAACCGTGGCTCGTTCAGGAACAGAAGTAACCGTCAAGGGTAATAACGTCATCGACGTTGAACTCAAGTACAGCAGCAACGGCAACGGCATGTTGAAGTTGCGACTGGCGACCGAACGCTGGCGCAAGCAGGGTGATTCTTGGGAAAAGACCAACACCTCATTCTTTAACGTTCAGGTCTGGGGCGACTTGGCTGAAGCGGCAGCAGGAATCGTTCAGAAGGGCCAGCGGATCATCGTTACTGGTTACTTAGAAGAGCGCAGTTGGGAAGATAAGAATACAGGCGAGAAGCGTTACGCTACTCAGGTCGTTGCCAACGATATTTCGATTCCCGTTGAGGACATCGAAAGCCTCGTTCGGGTGAAGCGCGAAAAGCGCGACGACGCCGCCCAGCCAGCAGCGGTTGCGGCCAAGCCTGCCGCTTCGCAGGATCCGTTCGATGAGGAACTAGACTTCTGACACACATAGTTGGTGTAAACTCTGAATATTAGCGCCTAGTTTCAGAGGTCAACATGATAGAAGTCCTTACAGAAATATTGTCCGATTCGTACAAGCGCGGACCAGAACTTCCCTTCATCAACCCCAAGTTGATCCTAGAGGCCACAGGTACACCGACCGGAGAACAAGCGCTTTGGTCCTATGGGCGAGATTCTAGATCTCATCGCCCCCACTATGTGATTGATCCAGATGAGTTGAAGATCCATAAGATCCTCAATACGGATTATGGGGTTATAGGCGATTTTCATCCCACTCAACCACAATGGTCATCTCGTTGCATTTTTGTCGCCATTGTCAAAGAGGAAAACGTGAGCCTGACAGCGGAGCAAGAAGAATCTGCTGGTCGTCTTTTAAGACTTCTGTGTGACACAGAGGCCGTCCCCGCCATCACCTACGAAGGTGGGGAAATGGGAACACAAACTTTTACTACCTTTGAAGGGATTCTACTTTGGTCCTCCATGCCGAGTGGGCGGACATCTCCGGGCAAAATCAACTGGACAAACCTGAACAAAGGTTTGCAGGACTTTAAAACTCCTAAACTGTTGGGCGTCGGCGGAGAAGACACAAGGGTCTACGAAGATGAAGAAGAGGCAGCGGTAGAAACCCCAACAGAAGATTTGGATTCACTGACCGTGGCAGAACTCAAAGAAATCGCTTCCGAAGCAGGTGTTGCATATCGGAATTTGCGAAAAGCAGAACTAATAGAGGCCATTGAAGCCGCACGCGCCTAACACTATTAGTTGCAGTAAGCAGTATTTGCGGTTGTGGTATGCTAAGCCCCCCTGCCGGGGGATGCTTATCGGTTGTGGCGCGGGGCCGGAGGTTGGCATGAGGACCATCCCTCCTCCCGTCCCGCGTTACAACTAGAGTAATCCTATGCCGCGTAAGCGTCTATTCCTAGATATGAACGTAGTCGAAGCAGCCCGTGAACGGCTCCGACACGTTTACGATACTTTCGACACGGTTTGTGTCCAGTTCAGCGGAGGCAAAGATTCTTCTGCCGTCCTACTTCTTGCGAAAGAAATCCATGAAGAACGAGGACTTGGACCCGTCAAGACCATCTTCCGTGATGAAGAAATGGTCAGTCCTGCCGTTATCCGTTACATGGAATGGGTCAAAGATCTTCCGTGGGTTGACATGGAGTGGTACTGCCTGCCGATGGGGCAGGAAATTTGGGTGCTTGGTCGCAGAGAGTACGTTCTGCTCTGGTCAAAACAGCGACAAGAAGAAGGACGCTTGGTTCGGGAGATACCCCCGTGGGCTATCACCGCCCAAGATTTCGGACTAGATAATAGCGTGGTGGTTCCGCAGCCTGTTGATTATTACACGATGCAAGGGAAGGAAGGTCGAACCGCCTTCCTCACGGGTATTCGGGCAAACGAATCCATGATTCGATATCGGTCCGTTGTCCAAAAACTCCATGAGAACTACATCAATCGTCCATACCGGCTGAGCAAGGCCATTCCGTTGCGACTCATCAAACCTATTTACGATTGGATTACAGACGATGTTCTCAAGTATGTATCCGTGGACAACAACTTCCCCTATTGCGAGTATTACGACTACGCAGCAATGTCGGGAGCAAACACACGGGTGGGAATTCCGTTACACTCTGTTGCTGCTCGCAGGCTCAATGATGTAGTTACAACGGAGCCAGAGTTTTATGACGCTCTAGTGACGGCATTTCCACACATAGATGCCCAGCGTCGGCTGTGGAAGGATTTCAATATCGAATCCCTGATTGCTTCTTACGCTCAGGAAAGTTGGGACGGCGTTCGTCGTTGCATCAACGAGAACATGCTTTCACCGGGAAAACACCAAGACGCTATGAAATTCGTAGCAGAATTTCGCAAAAAGCGTAATAACGATCCCTATGGCTATCCGATTGATCACTTGATTCGGATACTGCTGCTAAATGAATTTCGCCATACAGCCCCATCACCGGTCGGTCCGAAAACGAAAGCCCACAGGATGCGCGTCGCTGCCTTACAGGAAGCCGACGACTTAGATAAGGTAGATGATCTTTTATGAACTTGGAACTTCTCAAAACGGAAAACCTCAAGGTTCCCGACTGGAGAACCACTCATATTCTAAAACCCAACCTGATTGGGCTGATGAAGTCTATAGAAGAATACGGAATGATCAATCCAATTCTCACTATGACAGATGGCACCATCATCGACGGTTTCGCCCGCTGGGTCGCCGCACAGTCGCTGGGTCTTAAAAAGATTCCCGTTCAAAGGCGCGATTGTGGAAAGACAGAAGCAATGATGCTTCACATCCAACTCAACAGGGCCAGAGGAGAGATTGTCCCACATCGTCTCAGTAAAACGATTCGTCTATTGAGCGTAGCCATGGACGAACAGGTCATCTTGAATTCATTCAATATGAAAATAGATGAACTGGATGTGCTGCTGGATGGATCCCTCGTCAAGAAGAGGAAAGTTTCAGAGCATTCTTACAGCAAGGCGTGGATCCCTATCGAATCCACGGCCAGTGAAGATTTCAGTATAGAGCGACCGCCTACGCCAGACGCATAAAAAGGGGCGGGCCGGAAGTCCGACCCGCCCCTTTCGGTGTAGCGGTCGCACCTCCTAACCTAAGTCGGAGATTCCCTGCCGGGGAACCTGAACCATTGTGACTTCTAGATCTTACCTCTAGTGTCTGCCTCAGAAAGAAAGTCTTCCATCAGACTTGCGGCAGTTACGCCTTCCGACCCTTCTGCCGTACCTTCAGTGGCCGCATCCACTACGGAACGCTTGTGGTTGATGAGGCTATAGACCGATTCATCAATAGTTCCAGCCGCCAAAGCATGAGTTATCTGTACGCTTCCCTTGGTTCCTATGCGGTGTATTCGCGCAGACACCTGATCCACATCTGCGGGTGTCCAAGGATGCTCAATAAAAAGCATGTCCTGTGCAGCCGTCAGAGTGTGTCCAGCCTTGGAAGCCTGAATGGACAGCACAATCACAGGAGCATCTTCCGCCGATTGCTCCATGAATGCGCTCTTGGCCTTCTCTACATCGTCTACTTTCATCCCGCCTTGGATTTTCAACCCGCCATATTCATCCGCTAAGGCATCAACGATTTCACGATGATGGGCAGCCAACACCACCTTGCGTCCTTCGTTGATGCGGATCTGAACCCATTCGTCCACTGCTTTGAGTTTTGACTTGGCTGCGATTTTCTTTAGAACGGAAAGCCTGACCAAATGTTCGTGTGCTTCTGCTTTGAATCTGGCCCGCACCGCAGCGCTCCTTGGATCCTGACCTAGTTCGGCAGCCAACTCAGCAGCCCGGTCAGCAAGGAACTGAACGATGTCCTCTTCTGCCTGTTTGTATTCCTTTGCGTATTTGGGATCAGGTTCGATCATCCATTCAGAATGCCGGATGGGTGGAAGATCCTTGAGGACTTGATCTTTAGTCCTTCTTATATAGCACGATCCCCTGAGGCGTTCGTTGAGTTCATCTAGGTTGGTGGCTCCGTCGATGTGCCATTGCTTGAACCGGTCTTGGAAGGCTCCGCAGTACCTCTTGTAGAAGGCCCAGAGTCCTCCGAATTCCTTAAGTCTTCCGATGATTTCCAGTTGGGGTCCGTACTCAGCCGGACGAGATGTAATAGGCGTTCCAGTAAGGCAAAAAACCAACCCTGTATTCGGTACTGTTTTTGCGAGTTTCTGGGCACACTTTGTTCTCTTCGCTTTGGGATTTTTGAGATAGTGGCTTTCGTCAAATATGTAGGACTGGTATCCCTTCAACGCTTCGGGGTGATAGTCGATGTTGGAATACCCAATGATAGTGAAGTCTGCTTCTTCCTCTGGAAACTCGCTTCGGTTGATCACCCGTCGCCATGTTCGACTTGGAAAGAACTTGTCGATTTCCGTGGCCCAATTCAACGCCAAGTTGGGTGGACATACGATGAGAGAGGGGTACGCATTTTCGCATTGGACCGCAGCCAACGACATGACTGATTTTCCGGTTCCCATTTCGTCTGCTAGGAACAGTTTCTTATGATCTACGAGGTATTGAACTCCGGCCTTCTGGTAGGGGAGCAATTCACCAACAAGGTCTGGAACTTCAATCTCAGCGTTCAGTGAACGGGAAGCAGCAATCTTCTGTGCTTGCTCCTCAATAACCTTGAGTTCCATCGACTCAAGTTCTTCGGGAACATTCATCCGGAAGTTTCGTGCGAACTGAAGTGCTTGGGAAAGACTGGATCTTGGAGCCTCCCAAACCTTCTTCTTCGTGTTCCACCACGAACCTGCGATTTGACGAACAGCAGCGACCTTCACGGAATCATAGGCAAACCTGATGATCAGACTTTCGTCAACCAGTTCTATTCCCTGCATCTCATAAGGAGGGTCAGGCAGATCCAACACGCGCAGATCAGGATCAAGCCAATAATCGAACTGAACGGCAAAGATCTTCAAGGGCTTCAAACTGGAAACTGGGATTCTCCACACTTGGCCCAGTCGATCCCACTTAGCGCCCGGAACCCCCTTGATAGCAGCCACTTCATTGGCCTCATAGGGGCTGTTCAGAACTATTTGGTCATCGTTGAGGCGAATCGCCTTTTCGGTGGTCATGTTGATTCCAACCTACTACAAATCTAAATGCTTGACAAATGACTCCGGATGGGATAGTATTATCTCAACGACCTTTGAGGAGGTAGAAAATATGAGTCACGAATTAGAAGTATCAGGAAGCGGCGAAGCCAGTTTCGCCTATCGTAAAGAAGGTGGTGCGCCATGGCACCGGCTGGGCGTAGCCCTGTCGGGATACCAGACGGCACCAGCCATCCTAGAGGCAGCGAAGGCCGACTATGAGGTTACCCTCCTGCCCGTAAAGTACATCACCCCCAATGGGATCTTGATGGAAATGGAAGACAGGCACATCACGGCCCGTCTGAACGATGACGGTGGCGTCGTTCCGTTTGAGGTTGTGAAAGACCGATACCGGATCGTACAGAACTCCACGGTCTTGGAGAAGGCTTTGAATGTTGTCGGAGCCTCCGCAGGCGATGCCATTATGGATACAGCAGGCGTCCTCAAGGACGGTCGTGAGTTCTTCGCGACCATTGACTTGGGAACCCTCGTTCTGGATCCCATGGGCGTAGCCGACAGGATCCAGCGGTTCCTTGTCGTTCATACAAGCCACGATGGCACCACGCCGATCACCTATGCGAATACCGACATTCGGGCCGTCTGTGCAAACACGGTTCGCATGGGATTGAAGTCTGCACGATCCGTAGTGACTGCTCGTCATACGGCCAATTACAACAGGGCTTTGGAAGAGGCCAACGAGGTTCTCCAGATCTCACGGGATTGGGCGAGTGAATTCAGCGCCAAAGCGGAGAGGCTGCTTGCGGCTCCTATGCCTGCTTCCAGCAACAAGATTGACAGCGTTCTGAATGGTCTGTGGCCTGAGAGGGATGCAGATACCGACCGTAAGAAGGTCAACCGCGACGAAACCATTTCGATGGTTCGTTCCCTGTACGGGAATGCGAAGAACGCAGGTGGTTATGGCTACAACGGTTGGAGCCTGTTGAACGCAGTTGGGGAATACTACGACCATCATTGGTTCGATGACCCGAAGCGCAACGCAATGGCTGCGATGACGATTGGGAACAAGTCCCATCTGATGAAGGCCAAAGCAACAGATTTGATTCTACAGACTGTTTAGAATCGTCTCCGATGCCAAGGCCAAAGTTCAGGGTTATCCCTATGGATCAAGAGGAACCAAAACAAACGCAACTGGATTTCATGCTAGATGAACTCCAAGAATCGAATCCCAAAGCATTGCGTTTTGTTGATCCAACTTTTGACGAAGCCATTATCGGCATCGGTTGCCAATACTCAAAAGACCCAGTCCTCGTCTATGACGAACAAAAGATGGTAGAACATCTCGTCTGGACAGAGGGCTGGGACTTTGAGGATGCTTGGGACTTCCTAAGTCACAACACGTTCAACGCGTGGTTGGGCGAGGGAACCCCAATTATTCTTAAAACAATTCACGATTGGTAAAATTATGTGGTTACCTCCAAACAAGGTCGTTCTGACCGAAGAGATGAAAGCGGAGGCCCAACAGATGGCTGACGCCATGGGCGACGGGACAGGTCGTCGTGGTTCTATTCTGGAAGGTGGGGGCGACCTCTTGGGTTGTCTTGGAGAACTCGCCTTCAAGGAAGTTCTGACAACACACCAGTACCAGTTCCCGTTAGAGATCGAACACAAGCCCAACCCCCATTACGATCTAGATGTCAACCAGATCAAGATCGACGTAAAAACCAAATGGGCCAAAACCATGCCCGACAAACTTTGGGAGGGCAGCGTTGCCATGGGTCGTGAAGACAACCAAGACGTAGATGCTTTCGCCTTTATGCGTATCGGCTACCACGAAGAAGCAATGGTTGACGGAGTGAAGGTGCCGGGGAACGTCGGCTGGTTCATAGGATGGTTATCGAAGAAGGACTTCTACGACCGTGCCACCCCTTTGAAAAAGGGTGAAGTGGATCCTCGTCCATCAAACAACAATCAGTTCAGGTCACACAAAGACCAGTGGAACGTTTATCATTACCAAATGAATCGTTATCTCAAGGATTTGGTCGGCCCGGAACTATTTTAGTGGACTTACAACCTACTATTAGTAGTAGTGGTACCTTGGTTGTGGGAGGTTAATCATGATTCACTGTCCCAAATGTTCTAACGATTTAAGCGAAGAAGCCGAAAGCGGCGCTACAACCGGGATGTGGACATTCCGGATTGTCTGCGAATGCGGCAGACATTACCTGTGGCGACAAGGCAGAATATTTGCTATGCGAACTGCGAGTACCCCTTCACCTTCGCCCGTTTCTCGCTGAGTGGTGTCCAATTTCTGCGGATAATCCTCCGCTCTCTGTCGGTCGTCCCACCCCATATGCCTAGTTCGTGGTTGACGATGGCGTAGTCAAGGCAGTCTCGCTTCACCGGACAACCTCTACAAATTGCATACGCCCGAATTCTTTTTACCCGCTGCTGCGGGTCACCACGAAGGATGAAAAAGTCGGCAGTGTCCTGATCCCGACACGCCGCACCCTTCATCCAATCGTCAATACCGCTAACATTTTCCATAGCGACCCCTCACATAGTGGTGAATTCAAGAACAATAAACGGCCACTCATCGTCGTTGCCACGACGCATCCGAACCGGCCATTCCCGCTGATCTCTCATTCCACGGTAATGATTGACTTCCATTGTGTTGGGATCTGTCGGGTCAGGGCTGATAGCAATACCGAACTCAGACCATCGACTCCAAACGGCTGAACCAAACGGCCTCAAATCCCTGCTGGTACCTGACCCCAATGGGGCATGATGTTCCAACCAGAGAGCGCAATCATATTCATATCGGATGTAATCAAAAAACTTTGCCACTTCTGTAGTTACCGATTCAGAGGTACGTCCACCCGGATCCAAGAACGCTTTGTACAGCGGACCCAAAACCAGTAGGTCTGGTTGAGTCTCATCAATCCAACCAATAAGTTTGTTGCGGTCCTCAACCTTGAGCAGATCCAGTCCGTCGGGTTTTACGACGAGATTGGCTTCCATCTCTTTCGCCTTCCCTACCATGTCGATCCGATGGTAGATGCGACGGGCTGTCCTGCGAATGATTCGTTCAGGGTTTTCCAAGTCGATAAACAAGGTCTTTATCGGAGGCATCTTGTCTCGTTTGAATGGATGAATCCCTGCTGCCGCCATTAACGCAACTTGTCTTGCTAGGAAGGTTTTCCCAACTCCCTCCGCTGCAACAACGATGACCCGTTCTTGACGTTCCAACAGGTGAGGGATCAACCATTCATATTGGTCACTGGCTTCCTCTTGCAGCAGGGTTGCCCAATCAACCAGTCGCCCCGGTTCCTCCAAGGAGTTATCGACATTGAAACCGTCCAGTAATCGTTGAGCCTTGTTGACCCGTTGAGCCAGTGGGAGACTGTGGTCTAGATCCATGAGCGATTCGACAAAGTTCGTGAACTCGTCACGGATCTCACCTGCCACAATCTCAAGATCTGAAAGTTCCAAACCGGATCCGATGTGATCCGAAATATCCTTACCTCGGGTGGGCTTAAATACCTTTACCTTCGATCCGGCTTTACGAAGTTGAGCGGCAACATTGCTTGCGTGAATCTCGCCGGGTCTGTCATTATCGGCAATAATGACAACCTTTGCTCCAGCCAACGCCTTTGTATGGTTTGGCAACCACTTCTCTTGACCTTCGGCTCCTGCCCCACCGGGATTACAGGTAGCAACCTTCCCTAGTCGCTCCAGAGTGGCAACATCCTTTTCACCCTCTACGACGTAAACGATCCTATCGTTTTTGATCTGCTCAATAATCTCAGGCAATCGGTACAGGGGTTTTTCTATTCCCTGAGTCCCCCAAACCCATTCACCATTTTCGTAACGTTGCTGACGGAAAGTTTTCCCGCCATCGTCTTCACGGAAACGAAGCACTTGCATCACCGGATCTCCGGCAGCGTTCTTGTAGACGTAGGTATCTTCTAGTTTCATTTTACCTTTAGACTTCTTTTCCCCTGAATCCGGAAACAACTCGTTTGGCTTGAGTCCCATGGATTCACAAATTTGACCAAAATCACAGCCGTCGCCACGATGGCAATTGAGCAGAACCTGTCCTTCACGGCCCAACCCAACAGTAAGGGAAGGATTTTGATCATCTCCCCGGCAGGGACAAGCAGCGTTCCAGCCGGTTCCAGAACTTGTTACCTTGTTCAAACGAGAAAGAACGAGATCTATTTCAGGTGTTCTATCAGCCACCTAGATACCTGCTTCTTTCTGCCTTTAGAACTATCGCTTCATAAGCCTTTAGAAATAGTTCTCTATCAGAATTCGTTCTTAGACCTGCACCATTCTTGGGAAATGAACGCATAGTTTCTCCCACCAAATCGTGGGGCTTGTTGAAACTGGTTCCAGATTCAGCCGCATCTATGGCAGCACGAAACTGTGACCAAGCCTGAGGCGCAGCCGGGATTTCATCTCCCAACGCAAGGTCAATAGCCAATCGCCTGACCTGTCCCACCCGCGGCAGGCGCTGCTGATCCAAAACTATTATTTGGTCAACTGCTTCATTCACTGAATCGGCTGACAAGTCTTCAAGGAACTTCCACCATAATGAACACCGTTCCTTGAACGGAGGACCGCCCGTGGCAGCATCCCAGTTGATGCACACCTTTTTTAAGATAGGGACGAGATCTGACTTTTCCACTGTCAGATTAGAACATTGTGTCTTCACCGTTGGCGAAGGCTTCTAAGACTTCAAAGCCATCTTCCGCCTTGTCGCAAAGTTCCAAAAACATTTCAATGTGCTGCTCGTCTCTTAAGATCAATTCGATATCGTCGTACTTTTTTCCCTGCGGGTTATGCCCCATATGCCATGGAGAGTTGGTGCATCCACGGATAGCGTCCTTGCAGTCTTGAATGCCATACATTCTGATAGCCTGCTTGATTTTCCTGCGACGCTTTTCCCCAAGAACCGGTTTACGTCCTTTGGGAGAGGTTCGGCAGAGAAGCACCCATTCTTGGAATACCTCAAAGACTTCTTCTGGCGATGGTTCGGACATGGGTACCCTTCCTTCCGTCCTGTCCGTCCATCATAGATCATGGATTCAGGTTCCGCAAATGGGGTGGGAGTGGCGGGGATCGAACCCGCGCTCTTCGGATTAAAAGTCCGCTGCCTTACCGCTTGGCTACACTCCCGCCTATGGGGTGGTGTCTCGTATCTGCCTTCTCGTTAAAGAGATCGTTGCGGAATCTACGACCATTCGTCCCCACTGATCAGGTCGGATCACTACATCAACCTGCTCGGGAGGAACCTTGAACCGACCAGCCAGAAGCGCTCTCATCTTTGACGCTTCCAACTCAGCGCCGGACAGATCGTCGTCGTAAGGACTCTCCACAGGGATGGCAAGAGACTGACTCATATCTTCAAACCTTTCAGCGTCGATGCATTTGATGCATCCAAGGACACCAGTCGGAGACTTGCGTTTTCTAACCACGCTATGCCCGCACACCAACTGATGAACCCATTGGACATGACCATATTTGCCCAATTTGGTAACACTGACCATTTCCCGACGAGGGGCATTACGCGGACTGGGCATCGCACCATTGGTGGGCAGATTGGATTGCTACTTCAAGGTTAGAGGACCAAGGCATACAGAGTGACATCCACCAGTCGGTATAAATCCATGGAAACTCTTCGGAGTGGATGTCAACGGTTTCATGCAACTTGATGATTACTTCATCCACTTTAGGCCACAAGCCCTTTTGAATCTCAATCCAGTCTTCTACCTTTTGCTGAAGTTCCTTGTCATCAGGTGTCATCAGGTAACGATGGACACAGGAATCTCCCTGTTTGGGCAACTGGCGTTCAAACGAAGAGATCTCAATGGCTTGAACTAAATCTTCTGGAATTGAAAAGGTTGTTTCTGACATGTTTTGAAACCCTTTGTAATAACTGTTATGAAATTCTTGCGGACTGACCCCTTTAGATGTTACACTGTACGACATCGGTGCCGGTCGTGCAACATTACTAACAGCGACTGCAACTGTCAGAGGAGGGATTTGGAATGCCGCTACCCAGAATACTCAAAATCGGGATCGCTTTCATTTGTGCTGCTTTGGTTTCTCAGGCCCACATCAACAATGCATCACCGTCTGATCATCCCATGGCGCGTGCAGCGACAACAAACGTTAATCCAGAACTACTATTTGCCATAAGTACGACGACGACCAGTACGACTACCACGACGACGACTACGACCAGTACGACTACTACGACGATTGTTCACAAAGCGGTCGAACCACGCCACTCCACCAATTTCGCCAACCCGAACAACACCAATTTCGCCAACCCGAACAAAACGTATGAAGCCTCATTGCCTCCCGCTGGTTCAGCAAGCGACATTTGGTATGAGTCCTATCCTCCCGGCGGTTCTTTTGATTCGATCCCCTTCCTCATCGACAACCAATACGGCTTCTACGAGAAGGGTTCCCACATCGCAGAATTGCAGCGCCTACTGGGGATGCGATATGTAGACGGCATCTATGGACCCGATACCCGCAAAATCCACATGGAATGGTTCGGTTCCACAGAAGCGGCCCAGAGATACTTCTACAACCGGAGCAACTGGTGGGTAGAAACCCACGATCCAGAAATAGATTGGCAGCACAACTGGATGAACTGGGAAGAACCTCCCACGTTGCAAGAGTTGGTTGACATCTATTTCCTACCAGAAGACAGGGAATGGGCACTCAAGGTTGCCTTTTGTGAATCCAGTGGGCTACCCTCAGACTCCTATTCAAACTCTGTCTCGTCGGCTCTGGCCGTAGGATGGTTCCAACATCTAAGCAAATTCTGGTTGGACAGAAGCACCGCTGCCGGATGGCGCGGCTATGACATATTCGATACTGAGCCAAATGTTGCCGTAGCAGCATGGCTGTTCTATAGGAGCGGGGATTCCCACTGGAACCCGTCAAAAGCGTGCTGGGGAGGAACCGCACATGGCTAATAAGATACTTGAAGAGGACGACACGAAGATCGTGTATCGGACTTCCTTTGGAATCCTCACCGTTTTCAAGAAAGACGCACCGGGCTTGAAGGACGGTAAAGCCGGAACGAGCCAGATGGTTCCCCATGAGGGTCAGCCAGTCGCCCGCCGGATGAAACTAAAGAAGAAATACCGGAACCAGTCATGAGTTACGATCCCAACGCAGTAGATACCGACGCCGATTATCCGCTGCCCGCTCCCCATCCAGCGAAGTTCACCCCTAGACATCTGAACGCAATCACCGAAATCCTTGAAGACCTCTATGGACCCGGTAATGACGTTTCAATTTTGGATCCTTTCGCCGGTATAGGCACAATCCACGAACTGCCATTCACCACACGGGGCATCGAACTTGAACCAGAATGGGCAAACCAGCATCAACTAACAGACGTAGGAAGCGCCCTCAACACCAAATTCCCAAATGGGTGTTTCGACGCAGTCATAACCTCGCCCTGCTTCGGTAACAGGATGGCCGACCACCACGACGCTAAAGACGACAGCAAACGACACACCTACAGGCATTATTTGGGCAGACCTCTCACAGATGGAAGTTCTGCTGTCATGCAATGGGGCGAGGACTACCAACATTTCCACACAGAAGCATGGTCGGAAGCAAAGCGTGTCCTAAAACCCGGTGGAATTTTGATCATCAACATCAAAGACCACGTTCGGGGTGGAGTAATTCAACATGTAACAAAATGGCATAGCGATACCTGTGTCCGTGTCGGATTCAAGCAGGTCGATACGATCATTATTCCTGTTACGGGTTTAACACATGGAGAGAACTTCAATCAACGAATACCTCATGAGTCATTGCTAGTCTTTGAGAAACCATTGCTAAGAGCAGAAGCATCTGATATCATGGCGGGTTGAAGAGAGGAGTATTAGTGAGTAGAAACGCTGTTCGGGCTAAAATCCGACATAAGAATAAAGACATTCACTTGGGTTATTATCAAACTCAAGCCCAAGCGACCGCAGCGAAGGCTGGAGCGCACGCGGCTTTGGACAAGTGGGAAGAACTCAACCCTCCTAAGCCCCCGCCGAAGCGGAAGTTGCCTAGCGTTGAAACGTTAAAGCACTTTATTTCTCAAGGTGTTTACGATCCTGTGATCGAACAACTCAAAGAGATCATTGTGGCTAGGTCTAATCTTGTTAAGCGAATGGAACAGGCCAGCAAGGCTGCAACTTGGTTTGGCAAAGGTGTAGATAGAACCATCGCAGAAGAAGATTTCAATGATATCCACGACCGATACGGTAAGGATGGATATCTAATAGGTTAGACACGGCAGTCTGGGTCAAGCAAGGACAGGCCCGGTTCGGCATGTTAAGGCACGGATAGCGCGGCAGGCTAGGCACGGTTCGGCGTGTTTAGGCAAGGTCTGGTTGGGTTCGGCAGCGCAGGCTAGGACAGGCTCGTCACGGCGCGGCCCGGTTCGGCATGGCGCGGTCAGGTTTAGCACGGCAGGCGCGGTCAGGCGGGCTAGGCGCGGCGCGGCAGAGTTGGGTGGGGTCTGGTTAGGCACGGCAGGCTCGGTGTGGTTGGGATTGGTTAGGCTGGTCAAGGTATGGTTGGGCATCGCAGGCATGGATCGGTGAGGCTGGGCGCAGCGCGGTGAGGCTGGGAGCGGCGAGGTAAGGCAGGCACGGTTGGGCTTGGCGCGTTCCGGAAGCGTAAGGCACGGCAAGGCAGGATCGGTTAGGTTTGGCCTCGTTGCGTTTGGTGAGGCAGGGTTTGGTCCGGCACGGCAGGCAGGGTTCGGCAAGGCTCGGCATGGAGCGGTACGGCATGGCGGGGTTGGGCAGGCATGGCGTGACACGGTCGGGCTAGGTGCGGCGCGGTCTGGTGCGGCGCGGTCAGGCATGGAGAGGCGAGGCGACGCTAGGAACGGTGCGGTAGGGTAGGATCGGTTAGGCGTGGCCGGGATCGGTGAGGCGTGGCAGGAAAGGCATGGCATGTTACGGCAGGGCGAGGAGAGGAGAGGCGTGGCAGGCGTGGTTAGGCAGCGTGGCTGCTATATGACACCCCTCAAGGCAAAGACCATTGGTGGCCGTCACGATCCTGTTGGGAAGATACAGTGTGATGGCCAAGCCACATTTTTATAGGAGGGCACCATGAGTGTTGGTTGCACCATCTGTGGGGAGATTTGTTATTGCGAGCCCGATGCTGCTATTGGCGTAGGGCCAGAGGCGTGGGACGACTTCGTGGAAATGGTTGAATCTGACCGGCCACGGTTCCTGCCCGGCTTGAAACGGCTGTTCGACCGGGTGGCCCCGTGGCTGATTGGCAATGTCAGCGAAGCGGGTAGTACATCTCAGGATGTGGATGTACAGGCTGCACCTTGTGGAACAGACGAAAAGTTACAGGCTGCACCTTGTAGTTGCGGCAAGTACCGCTTCCCAGCGTTCGAGTTGGAGACATTGGACTGGTCGTGGGGGCCAATCACGGACGACGACGGCGTGCATGAGGCCGACAGGTGCCTGTTCGGGTTGCGGGAGCCGTCCGTTCAGGAGTCTGGAACCCACCCATCTGGTATCGCAGTAGAGATTGTTGGGCGA